CAATAATCTTATTCCATTCTTCGTTTGTAACAGGGTCGTCATCGTTATATAAACTGTCTGCATCCCACCACATTACGAGCATTTCATCTTCGGGGTTATACTCTTTCATGTATTCAATTACATCTTTTGCTTTCATTTTATTTCTCCTTAGTTATAGTAATACAGGTTACAGTAATGAACTGGTCACAATATGTGACCGTATCAATGTCGCATTTACCACGATTTTGCTATACTCAGTGCAGGATTCCAACCTGCATACCAGTTATGACTATGTGCCCTGCCCGCCCGACTGCTACAATAGCCTTTTGACTGGATGTTACGCCTCTGTCGGCTAGGGATACCCCAACCCTGCCCCATATTAATAGGGATTACATCAACTGAGTAATTATTCATGCTTCATGCATATCTTTTTTTGTTAATTTTATTTGCTTTCTTTTATTGCTATAGTTTATACATATTCCAATAGAACTCTGTAAAAGACCCAAGTATAGCATACGCCAATAACCTCCTTGAGTACAATAAGATAAACCTATGATAGGGATTGTAAATACGATTATTTCAATTCCATTTTCAGAGTAAAGAAAAGTAATAAGCATTAAGTTCTCCTTACTCTATCAACTTTTTCGATTGATATTCCTGGTATCTTTTTACCTACTTTATCAGCTGATATAGCATCTGCTCTTGCTTTTCTTTTATCAATATACTCTTCCATTTTAATATTAACATAGTCTGGTGCCAATTCTTGATTTACTTCAACTTTCCCATATGCTTTGTATAACTTATATCTTGCTGTTTTTGTTTCAAATACACCATTATTACCCATATCTTTTATGATAGAAGGTAATAGCTGTTTATTAAAGAAATCTTTTAATCTTTTACCTGCATCTCTTCTAATTTTTAATCTTTTTATTTCCTTATTTAATGTATCTATTTCAGCATCCATTATTGCTTCTGTTGACATTAGCTTTACTACAAAATTATCAATATTATCAATCTTTGTTTTCATCTCATTTTGAACAAGAACCAATTTATGTTCTATATCTAGCTGTTCTTCATTATCATCTGTTAGCATCAAATCTAACTCTAGGTCTACATATTTACTTATTATTTCATTTGCAGTTGTCATTATACTCTCCTTAATCTAAATGAAGGTTGCCATTGTAGTTTAGTAAAGAATAAATCGCCATCACTATTTTTAAATACTTCTATATCACGTGTATCTTCTTTAGCATTACCATTAATACCTATGACCTTTCTTGAAGCATTTTCTATAGCTCCACTTCCTTTACCAGCATACAAATCCATCACTTGTTTTCTAGAATATTCTCTAGAAACTTGTGATAGTTGAATGATAATAATATCATTATTTACTGCCATACTACTCAGATTATGACTAATATAGCGTATTTGTCCATACTCATCTTTATATGGTGTATCTATTAAATCAACATAATCTACTACAACGCATTTAGGTTGTATATCTCTAATCTTATCTCTTATTTGTTCTAATGTTGGTGATACAGTCTGCATAGTAATATGACTTATAAGATGCTTATGTTTTTCATATACATCTTTGAAGTTGTCTCTTACATATTTTTTAGGATATCCAGATACTATCTGTAAATTTCTAGCATGCATATACCAACCACTTAACTCAAGAGATAGATACAATGTTGACACTTGTTCTTCTGTTTCTATTTTATCTTCAGCAGCATTATATCCTAGAACTAGATTCTGAGCAAAACTTGTTTTATTACAACCTGTTGGTCCAAAGATAGTTACTAATTCACCTGGATATATTTCACAGTCTAAATCCTTAAATCCTAATAATTTAGCTACATTTAAAGACCTGCCTGCAAAATTTGTTTCCATTCTTTCTGTGAACTGTTTCTGTAATTCATCTGCTGTATAAACATCAATCATATAGTCCTTTCTCTTAAAATAGATACATCTACTACTACAATGTTCAGCCATAACAGAATCTTTACAAGAATATCTATAGCCACCTTTATAAGTTTGCTCTACTACTCTTGTTATTTCATTAGGATTCAGACTATTCTTATTCCAATGAAGGATACTTACTTTAGCTGATTCAGAAGGAATACCATGTCTTGCAAAATGACTTGCAATGCGTAATACTGTTTTATGTCTATTTCCTTCTATAGGTCCTTTATTAAGCATTCTTTGAACACAAGTAACTATATTAATTGGTTCAGGATATTTACTTAATACTTTTATTTCAGGAACTTTTTCTATGATATGCTTTTTAAGACTTCCATTTCCTTCTAGTTTAGGATATTTAAAGTCTAATCTTGGTTCTTTCGCTATAATATTAATATCAGAGACATCTAATTCCATTAATTCTTTTGGTGTTAATGGAATCTTATACAATCCACTCTTTTTGTTAATGGTATGGGCTACTCTGTATATACCAGTTCTCATAAAAATACTATAATCAACATCAGGAAAGATATTTTTTATAGTTTTTCTTACAATATATGGTAAATCTGGAGAAATCTCTATATCTAGTGCTTTACGGTTAAATTGTATATGATATCCAGTTCCACTAAAATATGGAATATATGGTATATCTTCACTCTTTAATTCATCAGCTACTGTTCTTGCTTTCTCTAAGGTATATTCATCTGAAGAATCACCACGGTCTACATCCAGAACTATATTGTCTATATCTCTTTCGCCAACATATCCTTTTATTTGTTTACCTACAACATCTTCAGTATATAAATACATACTACGGTAAAGGTCCTCAGAGGCCTCTATAGCTTGCTTTATGTATTTAGGTAGGTCAGACTTAGGTATGAGAGTCCCTCTGTTAAAAGGACCCCCATACACAACCTCAAGAAACATTAGAGTGCCTCTATACCAGTATCACTAAAGTTTACTTTAGCGGTCTCCTTGGGCACACCATTAAACTCTTTTATAACATTCCTAGATTTAAGAAATGTTATTCTTTCAGAGAATTTGTCTCTTTCTCCTGCTTTATTATGAAATACTGAATTAGCAACACGAGTCCATACTTTATCAGAACCATTCTTTGGTTGTTCTTTATAGACATATATCAGATAACTATAATCATCATCTGATGCTACTAATGGATTATCCACACAGTATTTAGTTAATACTTGTTCGATATCATCTATTTTATTTCCTTCGCTATCTTCCCACTCACCATCAAGATTAATTCCTCCAGTGAATCCTATTACATCAAAGAAATTATACATTCTATTTAATACGCTACCACCTACAACTCTGCCATTATCATCTTTTTCTAAGCTACCAGCTATTTGCATTTTTCTACTATATTGAGAATCTTTTACATCAAACTCTATATCTAAGTATATATCAGCCCAAGTAAATCTTTTATTGCCATCATCTTTCTTTTCATCACTTCTATCTGTAACAGTCAATAGTGCTGCTTCTTGGATTCCAAAAAATCCTCCGCCACTACCCTTAGCTGGTTTGAATATTGCCATTCTTATTCTCCTCTTTATAGGTTAATATTTCTTTTGAGATTGTATTATAATCAAATAATAAATCTTTTTGTGCAAGAGGTCTTAAACGACTTCCTACAGTTCTTTCATCATAACTTTTAAAGCTAATATAAAATTTACCATCATCTTTACTAGCAGTGGTATATCCTATGACATCAGCTTTTGCAGTTAAACTATATCCCAACCCTCTTGGAAGGTCAGGACTCAGCTGTGCTTTGCCATCAGTAATTGTTGTTGCTTTACTATGACTGATTAGTATAAGATTTCCTCCGTGTTGCTTTATAAATTTCTGAAATTTAATAACAATATCAAGATTCTTTCTTCTAGCTAATCCCCAGTCTGCTCCCCAATTACCTTCTCCCATGGCTGGAATATCTAGTTCTTCTAGAACTGATGCTTCTATCCATTTATTGATTTCATCTATAGTATCAATAACTATAGTATCATAAGGTAGCTTATCCCAAGATTTTCTTAGCCAAGATAATACTTCTGCCATAGAATATACTGGCATAGTATCACCTTTATTAGCTCCGCTTCTATATTTAAAGCCTCTTTCTGTTGGGGGAATTAATTCGGTCTGATTTTGACCATTTTTGGTAATTATTTTACCATTCTTTTTTAAGTCTCTAAATGGTGGATTTATAGCATTTATAGTAATAACATTAGCTTCATCAACAAAGTCAGCACCAAGGTCAGTATCAAGTAACAATACTCCTTTAGTTCCTTTCTGACTCCATCTAGAAGCTGCAGTTGTTTTACCAGTTTTAGGTTGGCCTATAAAATACCAAGTTAATCCACCAGGGATGTCATCCCAATTAGTTGAGACTTTATTGACAACAATGTCCATTTTAATCTCCTGTTATTAGGTTTTTAGTTTGCAATTTGGTCGGTGTTAGCGACAGGTTAATATACGCATAAAATGGAATATATTGCAAGAAAGAAAAAGCTTGAGTTAAGCCTAATCCAGCAACAATATTTGCACAGAATATGGTATGCTTCATTGTACATTCTTCAGGTTCCAAGACTCCATCTTCTATAAAATCTTTCCAGAAATAGTCATCTTTTTTAGTAACAGTAACTACTTCCATTCCTAATGCACCCATTCTCATATCAACTAATAGTTTTCTTCTAGGATTATCTACCCATTTCAGATAAACAGCTTCTCTGGTTTTCATATTATCAGGACACATAAAAACTATGTTACTGAGATTACTTATAGTTCCACCATTCCATCTTTGTTCTAATGGTAATATTTTTTGTTCTACATCACCATAAGACATAAATGCTTCTTCTGCAGCTATAACCTTAGATTTACCAACATATCCTTTTGGATAGAGTGTTGTTGACCTATTATGTTCTTGTACGCTATCATCATCATAAACTATTACATCTTTAAATCCCATTATACTCATAAGCGTTATAAGAGCAGACCCTATTCCGCCTGCTCCTATAACTGTAACTGATTCTTCAAGTTTCTTTTGATTTATGAGGTCTTTATTTCTTAAGAACCTATTTTCCAATTGGGTTACCCTCCAAATCTAGATTAATCTTTTTTAATTTAGTTTCTACTTGAGAGAAATTCAGTTTTCCTTCATCGTATTTATCAATTATCTTATTATAACCAATTAAGTTATTATGATGTTTTGTATGAGGATTATATTCATTTTCCCAGCCATCAAATGTTCCTTGATATCCTAAATATCTACCAGGTATTGTAGTAATAGTATTAACAGGTTTCTTTAGATTTGCTGTTTCTAAAACCCATTCATCTTTTGGTTTAGGATTAGTTACTTCTATATCTTCTTCAAGAATTTCAATTATATGAGATATATTATACTGGTCTAAATAACTAAAAGCAAAGGCAAATTTAGCTTTACCACCAGAAGCAACTACTAAGCTTGGATAAAATGTTTTATTAACACTATCTGTTAAATGATTTTCATCTGTTCCACTAAAGAATGCTCCCATAGTATGATGTGAATGGATATTACCTTGTATACATTTTCCTATTTTAGGATGTTTTTCTAGTATGCTTGGTAGTACCTTGCAAAAATCATCACCATCCCATTCTGTATGTCCAGAACTTCCTAAGTCTAATGGAATAAAATATTCCAATACAAAGCTATAAGGATAACCTTCATCATCAGTTCTTATACTATACCAAGCTGGACCTGACCATTCTGTACTAGGATACTTCTGTAGCAAATAAGCTACCTTGTTGTTCATATTCAGTGGTATGTTCAATTTTAGTGAGTTCATTTATTATTTTTTCCTTTCTTTTATTTATTTCTTCTATGTAACTCTTTTTAAGATTATAATCAATATAATCCAGAACCTTTACTAGCTCTTCTTTTTTAAGATTAAAGTCTCTATAAAACTTATCTTGAGATTTATTAATCAAACTTATAAGCTTATCAATATCTACTGATAGTAATCTTTCTGAATTTTCTAATTTTATTATCCAGCTATAATCAAGTTTAATATACTTAATAAGTCCTGTATATGGTCTACTAGGGATAAAATTTTGTATTTGGTCATAAATCGTTCTTAATAATCTTTTATCTTTATCTGATAGAGATAATCCTGATTTATGAAATTTCGGTAAATTCCCATCATTTCTCATTAATGATTCTGCAGACCTTAGATGATGTGCATTATAATTAAGATTTGAAAATGTCTTTTCTAAATAAGAGGAAAGATGTTTTGGTTCACCAATACCATTTAATTTATCTGATACTCCTAATTCATCATAACGATTTCTTATTGCATCAATATGCTTAAAATATAATTCCTTTAATCTAGTTTTATCTTCTAAAGAAACATCTCTTGATATACTAAATAAAGCATCTTTTGCAATATCAGTATAATTATTAAAATAATACATCGTTCCATTTGGAGCCTTAATAGGTAAATTAAGATTTAACATAGCAGTCCTAGTTAGATAGCAACTAGAATGGTTATATTTCCTTAAGAAGCTTAGACAAAATCCTATTAAAGATACCATTTGAGGAAATTTACCATAATGTTGTTGTGTTAACCCGATATATTCATTTAGAAAGCCACCTAAGCAAGCAACTTTTTCTGAAATATGAGGATGTATTAATGGATTAAGTTCAGAAAGTCCTAAATAGTTTATATTTTCTTGTAAAAATTTAACATCAATTAAGCCCCAGCTTGACATTTGT